AGAAGTCCCATGTCGTAGTGGCTAAAGAAGGGGATAAGGTCAAGACGATACGCTTTGGAGAGCAGGGTGCTAAGACGGCAGGCAAGCCTAAAGCTGGGGAGTCTGAGACAATGAAGAAAAAACGCGCCAGCTTCAAGGCGAGGCATTCTAAGAATATAGCAAAAGGAAAAATGAGTGCTGCTTATTGGGCGGATAAGGTTAAGTGGTAGTCGCTTATTAGCTGTAGCTTATTAGCTTATGTCAGACTTTGAACCTATAGTAGAGCTGGCAGGGACGCTTAATAGCCGACCTGACCTGCTCCCTATAATAGCTGAAGCCAAGCCACAGGCGTATGAGGATGTGGTTCGGCTTATGCAAACCCCGTTCTTTTCTTTCCAGCCTTTTGGGTTTTATGGAGGAAAGTTTTATGGGGGCTACGAGAAGGTCAAAGATCAGGGGTATGAGCCTGTAAATGCCTGCCAAGTAGGGTGGCTACTTGATCAATCGGTCAATAAATGGGCCACCGCCGGTAACAGGGGGGGCAAATCCTTCCTCGGAGCTATTGAAGATACTGCAGATGCCCTATGGATCGACCCTATAACCAAATCATTTAGGAAGGAGGGGGAGCGTTTTGCCCAAACTCCCCTAAGAATATGGGTTGTGTCCGACACGGAAGATGTGTCCATCATGGATACGGAGAAGATCTTCTATGAGCAAGTCTTAGGCACGGACGAAAAGGGTATAATGTGGAATATGGTGGATGACTCTTGCCAGTATAGCGACAAGAATGGCTGGTCTAACCACCTGTTGAAGTTTACCAATGGCTCTACCATCACGTTTAAGTTTTCCACACAGAAAAGAAAGACGTTTCAAGGGGTGCGCCTGCATAAGGTGCGCCTAAACGAGGTGCAGCCCAAGCCTATTTACTCGGAATGCACTGCTCGCTTGGCTGACTTTAACGGATTCCTGACAGGAACAATGACACCGCTTGATGATAGGGGTGTGCCTTGGATATATGAAGAGCTGTATCTCCAGAGAGACAAGCGGGGCATATCCTTCCACCAGTGGTCTATGTTTGATAACCCACATATACCCAGAGATGCCAAGGATCGCCTTGTAGCGATGTGGGATGAGGATGAGATAGAAGCCCGAGCGTATGGAGCATTTGTTCCTATAGGTCAGAAGCTGGCTTTTTCTCACAAACTGGTGCGCAGTCTACGAGAAAAGGTTACTGCTCCCGATGTTGGAGTATTAGCACAGAACGAAAATGGTAAGGGGTATACCTTCAAGGCAGCGTAATGGAACAGAGGATTTGGAGTAAGCCACAGCAGGAGTTGACCTACGTCATTGGCGGTGATGTGGCTGAGGGGCTGGAACGAGGGGATGACTCTGTTCTTGAAGGCATTTGCGTTGAGACGGGAGAGCAGGTATTCGAGGTGCAGGGCAAGATAGACCCTATAACCTTCGGAGAGATCGCTTACCAGTATGGAACGTGGTATAACAATGCGCTTATAGGCATCGAGAACAACGCAGACGGCGGCTCTAACCGGATTTTGTCGCGGCTGGGGTATCCGAATATCTATTTGCAGGCCAATAACAGCGGAGAGGCGTATGACAAGCAGACCTCAAAGTTGGGGTTTAACACAAACCTACGCACTCGCTCTGAGATTATTGCTTCTGGCAGGGCCATGATGCAGGATGGATCCGTTATCGTGCGCAGCCAGCTGTTGCTTGCCCAGTTTGAAATCTTCGCTTTAAATAAGGCCGGGACGCGCTTTGAAGCTCTTCCTGGGGGGCATGATGACTTGGTTATGGCGTGGCTTATAGCCATAGAGATGTTCCGCAGGACGCTGGAGATCAGCGCCATGGAAGGTAGGGTAATGCTACCCTATATAGACGGTGAACCTTTTGACCCAGAACTGGAAGACATCGAGGAGCATAGCATAGTAGATAAACTGGTAGATCAAGCTAAGGCCAAGCAGGAGAAAGAACGAATACCCATATACCCCTCAACCGTAGGAAACCTCGTATGACTTTTGCCATTATAGCGTTTACATTGATGTGTTTTCTTTTTGTTATTGCCGCCCTTCTAAGGCAATTAAATAAGGAGCGAGAAGAGCGATACCAGCTTATGGATCGTTTTTCCAATGTGGCTATGCAGATACGCTGGAAGGAACATTACCCAGAGGAGCCTCAGGGATGGTTTGATCCCAATAATCCCTCATCGGTCCAAGACGTAGAAGGAGCTTTATAATGCCATTGGGCGATCCCCACTCTGAGCCTCAAGGTGAGGTAGATCATATACTGGGCGTAGGTCACAAAGGTCAGAGGATGGATCAGACCGCTACGCTGTTGACCTCAACAGGCGTTCCCCTTGCAGTAAACCTCACATCGGCAGCGAATAAGCCTGCCAAAAAGGAGGTAGTAGTAGAACCCAAGCCTATCAAAAAAGAAATAAAGAGCGAGCCAGAACTCACAGCTATAAACCCTACAGTCTTGGTTCAGATGATCTTTAACACCAAGATGGGCAAGGGGTTTAAGCTAATTCCTAACTTAGATGAGGAAATCTGGATTACGTCGCATATGGAAGAGGGGAGCAGTTGGTCTATCCCATATAATGACGTGCAGTTAAGACTGATTAACCCAAACGATTGGAAGCGTGGGGTGCAGGCGCTAGTTGACATGCTCATAACGGAAGATGGGCCGCTAAATCCATCCTTGTCATTCACATTAGAGGATGTGTTTGACGATGCAGTTGGAGAGAATATCTGAAGGGGTAGTTCGATTATCCCATACCGTAGACAAGATGAGTTCGGCAACGACAAGCACCATGCTTGTTATGTCGGATCAGCACTTTGATTCTAAGCAGTGCGATAGAAAGTCATTAAAGAAGCATTTAGACCAAGCCCTTGAAGCAGATTGCCCAATCATATTTTTGGGGGATTGGTTTGATGCCATGCAGGGTCGGAATGATAGGAGAGCCGCTAAGTCTTCCATAAAGGCATCCTACTTAAACTCCTATTTTGACGACATTGTAGACGAAACCGTAGAATTTTTAGAGCCTTACGCCAAAAATATAGCTATTTGGGCATGGGGCAACCACGAATCTTCTGTCTTTAGAAACAACGAAACCCGCCTAATTACCAGAGCAATCGAGCTTCTTCGGCTGCGCTCTGGGTCTACTATCTATGAAATGCCGTATCGCGGATGGATCCTATACAGGTATCTGCGTCCAGACGGCAAGACGTTCTGCCAAGCCCTAAAGATCGCCTATACCCATGGTGATGGGGGCAATGCCCCAGTTACACGCGGTGCGATTAAGTCGGCTCGCAGGGCAGTTATGTACCCTGATGCTGACTTATTCCTTTCTGGGCATATCCATTCCCAATTAGAGATGCCTATCCCACGCTTCCGCATATCCGAAAGGGGAAGAGAATACCAAGATGAGCAGGTTCACGTCCAATTACCAACATATATAACGCTTAATAAGCATGACGGATGGGAGGTCGAAAAGGGTTTCGGTCCTCCTAATGCTGGTGGCCTGTGGGTTGATATTTGTCTTAACGGCGATGCGTCTAATGCCCGCCTGTATGCGGATGTTAGAAGGGCAAGGTAGTGTGAGTAAGTTACGCCCAGTGATAGGGGATGATCTATATACTGTATAGTTGCTTGACAGTATACCATATATTGCGTATGGTACATATGTAAGGACAATATACTGACATGGCTAAATCTACTATATCTCAGTCTCCTGTTCATGCTCTATCTAAGGCTCCGTCCTCCGAGGAGGAGTGGTTAGGCTTTATTGACGATGTGTGGGGCTATGCAAGACAGGGACGCTCTGGCTTGGAGTATCGGGTGAGGGAGGCAATGCACTTCCTTATCGGTGAACAGTGGGTGCGCTTTTCTCCACACTCTAATCGCTTTGAGCGTCATGCTGTAGAGGACTGGGTCCCAACGCCCGTAGACAATGTATTAATAGAATTTTACGACTATCTGGTAGACCTTTTTACGTCAGGCAATACACACCCTGACGTGCGCCCTGCGACTCGTGATCAGGATGATGTAGAGGCTGCTAAAGCTGCCCGTAGGGCATTGATCTCTGAGTTTGACCGCATGAATACGGAAGGGCGACTCCTGCCCAGTGCAGCAGGGTGGTTAGCTCTTTCCGGCAATGCGATCCTTTCTTCTTCGTGGGACAGCCACAAGGGAGATCTGGTCCGTCGACCACAGATGGAAACGGTCTCTCAGCAGCAGAAGTATGACCAAGTGGCCTGCCCTTCCTGCGGTTGGACGGAGCGCAAGCAAGCTGCCCAGACAGATAGGTGTCCCGATTGTCAGACCGAGCTAGTCTACCAAGAGGCGTTAGAGTACGACATATACGGCACTCCTCTTATGGAGTCCGTCACTAAGAAGAAGATGCGCGATGGGGCATACGTCTACGACGAGTTTAGGGTAGGCAACTTAGACGAGCGCGTGTGCAACCTGCTTAACTGGTATCCTATGCCATCGAGGGATTGGCGCGATGTTCAGCAGCATGGTTGGGTAGTTGAGACAGACCCAGTAGATGTAGACCGTATTAAGGATCTGTTTGGGTCTAAGGCTAAAGACGTGATGTCCGAGGCTCTTAACACAGAAGACTTCGGCTCTTCACCTGTAACTCAGTTTGGCAGCGGTATCTTTAGCGGCAACCAAGACCAAGACTCAGACAAGGCCCTGCTAAAGATCTTTCGACATGCCCCTTCTAAGAAGTTTAAAGAGGGCATACTGACCATATCCGTTGCCAATAAGCTGCTCTATAAAGGCAAGCTGGACTCCTGCGACGGTAAGCTGCCCTACACTCTTATCAAGTATAGAGATGTGCCTGGCATGTTTTGGGGAGAGGGGCCAATACCTGACCTCATCCCGCAGCAGAAACGCCTCAATGCTATTGACTCTGCTATTGTCCAGAACAGAAAGCAGAATGTATCCCCCCAGTGGTTGATACCCGAAGGATCGGGCATCTCTAAAGTAACGGGCAGATCGGGTGCGGTATATCGCTGGTCTCCTCAAGCGTCGGGTGGGTTTAAGCCCGAGCGCATGCCGGGTATGCCCCTTCCTACACAGGTCATGGATGAGCGGTCAAAGGTTGTTGCGAGCATGAACCAGCAGGTAGGCCTGCCAGAGATCATGCGAGGCAACTTGCCTGTAGGGTCGTCCGGCTTAGAAACCGGAGCCGCAGTAGAGTTTCTATTTGAACGAGCGTACAAGCGGTTTGGTCAAGCAGTAAGAAACTGGCGCATAGGGTTGTCCGAGCACTATCACCGCAACCTACGGATCATGGCTAAGTATTGGGACGAAGAGCGCATGGTCAAGGTTATTGGAGAGAACCAAGAGCTGCAATCCTACTACTACTCTAAAGCGGATATGGCCTCGGCTGATGATATGACCGTATCGTCTACTGTTGGGCTTGAAGAGTCGCAGGTAGGTCGGACGGAGAAGATCCTTCAGGCGGTTAAGATGGGCCTGCTTGGAGATATTCGCAACCCTGCAGTGCGCGGTAAGATATTGGAAGACATGAAGTTAGACGGGTTTGACTCCGAGTATGTGTTAGATGCTAAGAAAGCAAGGCGTGTGCTGCGCGACTTAAGAGAAGGCAATGACGCAGAGGCAATCCTGCCAGAGGTAGACAACCACCAAGTGCAGTTTCAGATAATCAAAGACTACATGCTTACCTACGAGTTCTCACAAGAAGAGGACGAGGTAAAACAGGCTATACAGCAACGAGCAATGCAGCACCAGCAGATCATGCAGCAGAAACAGCAGCAGATGATGCAGGCTGCACAGGCAGCAAAAGGAACCAATGAACAGGTTTCTCAGCGCATAGTGGATAGTGGTGCTATGGGAGGGGAAGCTCAAACTCAACAGGTAGGAGCAGGATGATGAAGAAGAGTGGAATGAACCAGAATGGACACATAGGCCACTGCGGACATACGTCCGGCAAGGGGAATCGGGACCCGTTTGGCGCAAACGCGCAGGCAGGGGAACGCACTATGTGTTCCACGTATCCGATGTCTCAGTTTAAGAATAAGACGTTAGGCAGCAACCCACCTAAATATAAGTGAGGTAATGTATGTCTGAAGTAACTGGAGGAGATTTACCGTCGAGTGAGTCCCAGTCCAATATAGAAGTACCTGTAGAAATAGATGACGCAACCATGGCTGAGCTTATGGGAGAGTCACCTACGCAACAAGCAGCACCTGAACAGCCAGAGGGGGAGAGCGTTGCGGAGCAACCTGTCCAGCCAGAAGAGCCCATTCAGGAACCAGAGGTATCACAGGGGGCGCAGATAACGCCCGAGTTGTTGGAACAGATGCAGACGCGCACTGCCCAAGCGGTAGCGCATGCCATGCAGCAAGGTCAGACGCAAGGTCAGGCACAAGAAACGGTGCTTGATGTGTTGATCAAAAACAACCCTGAGGTACCTCGCGAGTCATTAGAGTGGATGGTCAAGGCCACCGAAACGATTAGTCAGAATCAGTTTAACGAATACACTGAACGCCTTAATCGTATCGAGCGTGCTCTTTCTCATCAAGCTAATGATAATATTACCAAGCAATACGAGTCGCACTTAAATAGCTTGGCCGATCAGTTGGGCATCGAGTCTGATTTTGATCGTCAATCTATGGCAGCGCTCGTAACAAAGAGGGGCTTGGAACAATACGGACAGAAGTTCGATATGGAAAAAGCTTCTCGACTATATAAACACATCGACCACGAACGCCGACAGGCGTCACACTCCAAGCAGCAAGCCTATGTTGATAAAAGAACGACAGAGGCAGCTGAGGAACCGCCAGTAAAGGGTTCAACGAGCACAGCCACTGCAACGGAAGACATCTTGAAGGGGCTTAAAGATCCCAAGGATCGCTCGTTTAATCCCACTGGTAGAAACTTTCAGAAGGTACTGAAGAACTTTATACGGCATAGCGAAAATGCTGCTTTGGGGTAATTAAAAGCAGAGAGAAAAAGAAATGCCAGCAACACTAAGTACGATGGATAAGGCGATGAAGCAGCTGTATCTTCCTCGCCTACGCTCTACGGTCAACACCGCTACGGTGCTGTCCACCCGATTGGAAAAGAACACCGAGATGACCTCTGTCTCGGGGCGCAATGCTATTGTGCCGATCAACATCCGTCCCTCTGAAGCTATTGGTGCGCGTCCCGATGATGGCACGCTTCCTACGGCACAGAACCAGACGTTTGTAGAATGCGCTATCCCGTATGCGTTTAACTACGCTACGATTCGCATCACTCATCCGACGATTGCTTCTACGAAGAATGATGCAGGTGCTTGGGCCAAAGTCGTCAGTGCTGAGATGGAAGGTATTCAGCGCGATCTGAAGAACGACTTTAACCGTCAGTATTTTGGCAATGGGACAGGCGTTATAGGACGCATTAATCAGCCAAGTACTATTACCTCCACTTTGCCCCTTGACGCTGGTCATAACGTAAAGGTCAACATGCTTATTGATGTGCATGGAGACTTGACGGGCGATGATATCAACAGTCCGGCTACTGGATTTTTGGTTAGCTCCGTCAGTGGCAATACGATTACGATTACCGATGCTGATGGCACGTCTGCTACGCTCGGCACTGTAGCAGACAATGACTACATCACTCGTTTCGGCAGTATGAACCAAGAAATGATGGGTCTTGTGGGCATTGTCGATGATGGCAGTGAAGTGGCAACGCTTCAAGGCATCAGTCGCAGCTCGTATCCTGAGTGGAAGTCTACTGTGGTGGACGCTGGCGGTGCACTTACCGCTACGACTCTCGATGACGCCATCTTGGAAATCGAGGCTAATGGTGAAGCGGCTCTAACGTGCGGCATTACTGATCGCACTCAGTTCCGCAAAATTGCAAACCTGATGGTTGCGGATCGTCGCTACACGGACACGATGGAACTCAAGGGTGGCTTTAAGGCTATTTCTTGGGGTGATATCCCCATCTTCTGGGATCGTGACACGCCATTGGACGGACAGAACGCAGGCAAGAGCCAACTGTTCTTCCTTGATGAAAACGAAATCCAGCGTTACGAACTCCAGGATCTGGACTTCGATGACACGGATGGAAACGTGCTGCACCGCGTTGCTAACAAGGCAAGCTACGATGCTACCTTGTTTTACTATGGCAACTTGGGTTGCACCGCTCCTGACAACCAAGGTGTTATTCGCAACATCACCTAAACCAGTGGGGGGAGGAGCAATAAGCTCCTCCCCTTACCCACAGGAATCTATGTATATACCCGATCGCACAATCGAACGTAGGCTAAAGGCGTACGATAATAAATTGTCTGTAAAATGGATACCTCGCAAAGAACGGTGGGGCATATACCGTGACGTTCCGTCCGAAAACGGGCTATACGACAGGCAGGTGCTTGTTAAGCTTGTGCGGAATGCAGACGACTCCTACAGACCGTTGGATGTGCGTGTGATAAGAGAGCTACGTCAAGCAGATAATCACCGATTAAGTCGGATGAACTACCTGCATAAAATGCGTGAGCTGGAAGAAATGAACGAAAAGAGGACCGCTCAGATTGAGAGGGACTCTTTAAACGAGATAGAAGATATATCTAAGGATATTGCTCCTATTGCAAGTAGGGAGATGGCTGACGATGTAGGGTCACGCAACATACCTAAAGAGGATGTGATTGCTGATCTGGAAGAACGCTACGGAAAAGAGAAGGTTGAGGAAATCCTCACATGATACTGTCGGATATGATCTCCGATGCAAGGAGGCATCTTGATGCATCTGAGAAGTTTCTCTCTGGGTCAGAGGTTGAAGAGCGGCTGTTTGCTTCTCAGCAGGAGATCCTTCGCAGCATAGTTAAGGAAGATCCTTCCTTTTTTGTTGCATACAAAGACATACCTCTTTCATCTGGCACAGCTACCTATGACTTGCCCCTTAACGCTCGCATGGGAACGCGCTTAATCTTTGTGCAAAATACTAACAGTAGCAGGGGCCTTGAGCTGCCCGCTGCTAACTGGCAGCAATACTTAACACTGGAGTCTCCCGGCATTATTAATCTGACGGATTCTTGGTCGTTCATTATGGAAGGGTCAAAGGTCAGGGTAACGCCTACTCCGCAAAGCTCAAGCACTATACGAGTGTGGTATTCTCCTTCATATGGCAACATGGTAGAGGGTCCGGCAGCAGCTGCGACCTCTACGACCATACAGCTTTATTCTGGAAACCCAGACTACATAAATAAGTTTGGTAAGATCGACGCTCGGAACGACTACTACAATGGGATGGAGATTAGGATACTCTCAGGCAATGGAGAGGGTCAATCAAGAGTTATTTCAGATTATGTTGGCTCTACGCGCACTGCCACAGTGGACACTTGGGATACAACTCCAGACGCAAACTCTAAGTTTTGCATTATGTGCCCTGTCCCAGAGGACCATCATGCCCTTGTTCCACTAAGAGCCGCTCTTCTTATGTCGGCTAAAAACCGCAACCGTGGACCAGAGTTAAACAACCTGTATTACGGCAACCCACAGCAGCGAGGAATGTTTTACGAGCTAATGCACTGGGTATCAAACCGTGCTCAATCGGAGAACGAGATTGTCGCACCCTTAGACTACGGATACTAACATGAAATTCATTATGCCCAGCGAAATGCCTCTTGAGATCATGAGAAAGAATACGACAAAGACGAGCGACATGATGAAGGAGTCGAATCGTCCTGTAATTAATCATAATCCTACTGCTGATTCTTTCTTACACGAAAAGCCCAAGCCAAAGCGCAGAAGGCGCACAAAGGGATAAGATGCCGATTGAAGGCGATGGACGTTTTACTTGGTATGAGGATCGGATAACAGATGGGATACGTCAGGATGTGTCCGAATCGACCAACCGATACCGAGTATTACGAAACGCATCAGTTGTCAACATGGGTTCGCTTGTCAAAGACAAGGGGATACGCCCTTTAGTTAGCGCACAGCTATCTGGGGCTGATACGTTTGGTGGCATTGATGCTCGCTACAATGACGGCACTCAAAAGATATTCGTTGCTCATGACAATGGTTCTAACGGGACTATACAAGCCCTAAATACAAGTGGTTCATTTTCATGGAACCAAGAGCTTAACAGCCTCGCTCGGGTCAAGCCTTGGATGGGGATGTTTGCTAACAAGCTGATTGTAGCAGATGGGACAACCTTACGCGCTAGAGACCAATCAGCTACATGGACAACCCCGGGTAACTCTACTGTTAATCCTTGTAAGTTTGCAGTTGTTTACGCTAACCGTCTTGTAGTCTTTGGCGATCCTGCCTATCCAAACTACTTCTATCCCAGTGGGGTGAGTGATCCTACTGACTGGGATGCTTCATTAGCTGTCAAGGTGACTAATGCTAATGGTGAAGTCATAACGGGTGCAGCAGCCTGTGGACGCTTCCTCCTTGTAGGTGGTCAAAACTTCATTCGATCCTACTACCTTGGTTTGGCAAGTCCTCGCGACTGGGACTGGGACTCGCTTTCTGAGCAGGTCGGCCCTGTCAACTGGCAGTCTTTTGTGCCTGTCACCCGGTATCAGGGATCGGACGCAGCTAACTTCACATTCTTCTGGTCAAACTACGGCCCCGCTATGGTGGCAGATACGGGGGGTGGCCCTCCCTCTCTGATACCTCTTTGGGACCCTATACGTCGCGCTGTGCTTGGTGAAGCATTCCAAGGGATGGAGGGTCTTGAACTTTCTCGCTTTGATAGCATCGAAGGAACGTGGTGTCCAGAGTTTAACGAGGTGCGCTTTGCCGTCTCATTCAAAGATAAGACTAAGAACAATGCACTTCTTTGTGTAAACGTAGACTCTGCTATAGGCGCATCTCAAAATCAAGGCTTTCCTATTTGGAGGATACGCGACAACTCTAACTGGCAAACGCAAGCTGGATCCGTATTCCCTGTGTCAACTGTCTTTTCAGCTGAGGTAGACGACAATGGTGCACCTACGACTACGGGCAAGGTAAGGACATTCTGTGCTCAAGATGGCAAGGTGTATGAGATGGACGCTCGGTCTGATTGCAAGGACGATAATACCTACCGTATAAAGATGCAGATTCGCAAGGATGGGTATGACGGGTATGAAGATGGTGTCCGTGAGCATGAGAAGAGCGTTAGGGGAATGTATATAAGAACCACGCAAGTAGGTGACTTTAATCTGCAAATGAGAATAGTAGCAGACGGTGGCCAAGACGCTTCCTTCGATAGCATTACTACTTCAACTGGGCAAAGGAAATGGGGTGCAGGTAATAGTTGGGGTGATGGTTCTTTGTGGAACAGCGCAGGGGAGTTTGTTACTGAGGATGTAGACTTTCACTGTTTGGGACAGAAGTTTGATCTGGAAATTTATGACAATGGGGAAATAGAAGCTCCGATAGAAATCAACAGCTGGAGCCTTTGGGGATATGTGGAGGATAGACGGTAATGCCGAATTTAGTATATGATAATACTTTTGATGAAAGCGGATTAGACGGCAAGGAGCCGCAGTCTTGGGATAACTACGTATCTCCTTACTTTAAGAATATCCGCACGTTGCTCAACACTACGGGCTTGGATGCAGTTAACTTGGGTGTTACCGAAGGTCAGGTAACGGCATCTAAGGCGCTGGTCGTTGACGCTTCTCGCAACCTTGATGATTCCACTGCTTCCAATCAAATAAACAATCTTACGTTATCAGGCACGTTTACTTGTGGCAATGTGTCCGTGACGGGCGGGACTATTACGGGCATCACTGACCTTGCTATAGCCGACGGTGGCACTGGCGCATCAGATGCTTCTACTGCTCGCACTAATTTAGGCCTTGAGATAGGCGTAGACGTGCAAGCCTATGACGCAGAGCTTCAAGCACTGTCTGGACTTACGCCTACGGATGGTAACTTTATCGTAGGAAATGGATCCACGTTTGTTACTGAAGATGCCGCTACCTCCAGGACTTCATTAGGGCTTGGTTCGATAGCAACGCAAGATGCAAGCGGTGTAAGCATTTCCGGCGGTTCTCTTACGGGCATGACCTCCTATAGTGGAGGGTCGTTCAGTGGCACTACAGGCAGCTTCTCTGGCCTTATCACTGCATCGGGTGGCGTAAGCGGTGCGTTGACAGGGAACGTCACTGGTAATGTCACGGGTGATGTCACTGGAGATCTGACAGGGAATGTGACTGGGAACGTCACTGGAAACGTTACTGGCAATGTGACTGGCAACGTCACAGGCAACCTAACAGGCGATGTCACGGTAAATATCAGCGGCAACGTCACTGGCGGTACGATCAGCGGCACCACGGGAACGTTCAGCGGCTTAATCTCTGGCAACGGTGGGGCAGAAATAGGAAGCTCCACCGCAAAAGTTAAATTTTATTCTGACTCCACTTACAGCGGAATTTATAACGGCTCATCATTAACCT